CGATATAGTTGATACCTATACCGACAACCTTGCGCCAGTAGAAGACGTTCTCCAGCGTCGATTCGTCGATGTCACCGATCATCTGAGAGTAGGCTTGGTCGCCGACCGCAAACTCGTTCGTCTGCTTTCCGTCGGTCTGCTCCAGATAGCATCGCCATGCCTCTCCGATGTCCTCAACTTCCGAAATAGTCCCGGAGGCACTGGTCAACACCTGCTTGCCGCCTATCGCTGTTATCTGATTGATAACGATTTCGTTCACGTTCATCTTGCGACGAACGAAGAGGTGATCTACCTCGAATACAGAGCTACCGTCCGGGTTCTTGTACATCCCCCACCCAGAGCCCCCGAAGCCTCCTTGCCGGAAGTTATCACTCATGGTTGTGTCGGCGAATGTTACCTCGGCCGTGAAGTGAGTCGGAGAGTAGGATCGGGCCGCAATACCATCCTTGCGCAGAAACAGCGTTTCGAACGTTTTGGCGGCCTCGGCGACGATCTGGGAGGATGACATGATGTTGGAGCTAAGACGCCGAATTTCGCCTTGTATGGCCGATGTAGAGGTCTTGCTCGCTACCATCTCCTCCGACACCGTGATCGTCCACTCGGGAAGAAGTTTGCCCTCCTTGTAGGCGATGGTCAGGTTATTGATATACAGCACCAGATCGGTCTCTCCGATAAGTTGGTTGTTGTGTAATCGTATCTTCGTTCCCGGCCGGAGCTTCTCTCGCTCTTCGAAACTTTCGCAGAATATCGCGCTCGGCTTGGCGGAGAAGGTTGGATTCTCGTCATCGACGCGATCCAGTTCCACTTCGAGGTAGTCCTGCAACTTATCCTCAGCCCACAACACATACTGATGGGGCATTTCGATGTTGATAAGGAAGAAGTGGTCTCCCGGCTTAGCGTTCTGCTTTGTGTTGGGGAGCATGAGGCCGGAGGCGCGAAGCTCGGCGTCCGATTTGATAAGCGACAGCCGATACTTGGATTTAACCGTAATAGTATTCCCCTCCTCGTCCACCGTTTCGATCTGCTTGGAGTCGTCCTCCCAGATACACCAGTAGTCGCCAGTTTCAGGGTCTTTGGCCTCTGGGTTGCCGAGCGTCGGGTCTTTGGCGATAACAAATTCGTAGTCCTCTCCGGCCAGCAACCCGTCGGAGAACATGACTGTGGCCTCGCGCTGACCGATCTTCGGCCACCACACGTCTACGATAGAGCCAGTCTCGCCCCAAATATCCTTAATCCAGATGTCGAATACTTGACGGTATGGGCCAATTCCCTCAGCCGGAGCTACACTGAACCTCCCGGTGGTAACAGCCATGTAATAGTGCTGATTGCTTCCGGGATTCTTGGTGCATTTAAACGATACGGCAGTTCGAACGTGGTATTTACCCATAGGCAACTGTACTTCGAACTTGCTTTTGCCTTCATTCTGCACTTCTCCTCTTGCGTCAGTATACTCCATGTCAGTCAGCGCATTCAGCGCTTTTGTGAATACAACCTGACCGGATTCAGAGAGGACGTACACATTGAGTTCGGCATAGTCCAAGTGATCGCTGTCGAACCATTTGGTATATCGTTCGACACCTCGGGGTATAGTGCTCGTCTCTTTTCCGTATATGCTGAATGTAAGGGTAGGAAGCGTTGCCTTAACTTCCATCTCTTCACTGGTTACGGACTGGGTGAATAGCTTGTCATACACTGCTGGGCCCCGCCGCGTGTCCATTCCCGGAAAATCAACTTTTATTTCCGTAGATTTATAGGCAAATTCGCCTTCTTCTTCGGCTTCCGCGTAGTTATCATTCGTCACCTCCTCGACCGCAATCACCTCGTCGGCCCGGCCAAGTGTGCCAAGCCATACATTCTGGATCGAAGGGTAAATCTCCTCGTTGTCTTCGAGCACCCCGACCCGAACGCCCCACTTCTCCTGCATCGGAGAGTCGGCATAGTCGGACGGGTACATCTGTCGCCCGGCCTTCATGTCGGAGTAGCCGAGCATGTAGTACGGGTTATTGCCTTCGGCCGGGTCTTTTCCGGCCGTCGCATCGTTCCAGCCCCGAACGTAGTCGCGGTACGACTTCGGCATGAGGTTGGAGTAGTAGGAGAGCTCGGTGATCGCGTTTGCATCGGGGTCTCCGACGAATGCCCCAGCCGCGCCCTTGAAGTAGCGGTAGGGGAGGTTGCGTGTCGATCCGCGGCCGATCAGCCGGGTGTATATGTCCGTCTGGTCATTCACGCGCTGGATCGAAACCAGTCCGGTTCCGTCTGCGTTCGCTTCGTCCATAGGTACGTCGCCATAGTCGAAGATGTGCTCGATTTCCGGCGCCGGGAAGCCGACCTTAATGCTGATCTGGCCGTTGTCTTCTTCGATACTCCATCGGACGCTGTATAGCTCGTATAGCTGGGTCAGCACATCCCAGATCGTCGTCTTGTCAACGCTCACGGTAGCCCGGAACGGATTTATCTCCATATCGGGGTTCAGAATCACCTTCCAACGCGCTCCGTAGTAGTAGGCGAGGTTATCCCTCAGCCGACCAACAAACTCCGTCAAATCGGCTAAAAATGCGAATTTCATACCGATGGTCTGGAGTGTGCCGTCGGTGAGCTTGATTATGTTTGAGAACGGGTAGAACTTGAGGTCCTCCCGCTCCGAAACGAAGGTGAGCGTGTACTTGTACCGAAGCGACTTGAGGTCCTTGATACCCGGCGGCGCATAGCTCTTAAGATGGTATGTTTCGCCGTTGTACACCACGGTCCAGTTCAGATTGAACCCCGGCTCCTCCTCGGGACCGAAGTAGACATCCATCGTGATGACCGACTCCCCCATGTCAACTTCGTTGACAGTGAAGTTGGTTATCTCGATCTCATTCGCCAAAAGATTAAAGGTGATGGCCTTGTTGTTGTAGAGCATCACCTTGTTATCGTAGACGAGCAGGGCGGGTACCAGCGACTTGATTACCATGCTATATGATTATTTTAGGGTTTCCTATCGCCGCCAGATCATACCCGCCTACCGAAGCATCCAGCGGCGGGAGGATGCCATTCGCTTCGGGAAGCTGGGGCGCCGAGTCGAGCCACTGGACAACGGAACCTTCTGCGGTAGGTATTAGGTTCTGCGGCAAATACTCGGCGATGCAGCCGACAGATTCGATGCTATTTACAATAAGCGTCAGGCGACGATCTGTTCCGTTAGGGCCTCCATAGTAAGATACGCGGTCAAACGCATCCAACCCAGTAACCATAACGGTAAAGTCGCCGTCTTTTGCTGGTATATCAGCGCGGCGTCGCCCCGCATAAATAAATGGCGCACCGCTTTGGTAATCGGATACGCTGCCCTTGACAGATACGGTTGTCCCTGATTTGCACGTTCGATCTAACAGCACAGATCGGCTGTAAATGGAATCGGCCTCTCCCGTCCATGTGTAAGAATTTTGACCCGATATACTGAAAGGTGCGACATACTTTTTTTCAGCCGGCAGCACATACCCAGCAGGATCACCGTCGTTGTAGAGGTCCTTCACCTCATCAGCAGCCATTGCGTAGTTGTAGATGCGGGACATGACCATATTGGAACTGTTGGCCATACCCAACCGAAAATCCCCTAAATCTTTAACTGCCGACTGTTCTTTGGTCGCTTTCAGTTCACCGTTGATATATACCTTCACGGTTGTGCCCTTACGGGTAAGCGCAAGGTGGAGAATACTTTCTTGAGCCCCCGCTATCAAATCAATGGAATCAAGAAGCAGATCACCTGACGACGGCTTCTCAAATATTATCCATCGAACGGCAAATTGAGATGTTCCGTATATTAATAGGCATCCCTTCAAGTACGCATAAGGGGCATTGGCATTGAATATGAGAGGCGTGTTTGAACTTATCGCTCCATATAAATTGCCGAAATACTCCAGCGTAAAGTCATTAGTGCCAATAGGCATGGATGGGCTTTTAAACATTGTAGACGCGGATTTATCAACGTATTGGTTATATCCCATCTTCACTCCCTTCGCCATGCGACGCAATGCCTCCTCCTTCGGCTCAGGAAGGACAACTCCATCGAAATAGTTATTTTTGCCGTATTTAGACATTGTCTTGGTAGTTAAAATTGCACTTGTTGGGTTCGGCTACATAGAGCGTCAATTCGAAGATGAACGCGCCCTGCATGACCTGCACGATGGTCTCGGAGCCCGGCATCTTGGTCGGGTAGCCCACGATCTTCACGCCTTTGTAAAGGTTATAGATTGTGACCGGAAGAGCCTTCTTTACGTCGCCGTTATTGGTGGGCTCGAAAAAGGAGTTCCATAGCGAGCGGATCGCGCTGTTCATCGTTTCGAGTTCGCCGAAGTAGAGCAGTTTTACGGTGTACTCGAAAGCCTTGTCTACCGTGTATGGGTAAATCTTCACACCGTCTCGCTCCGGATAGTCCTCCTCTTCGTAGGAGCGTTTCTCGGGCGCAAGAATATCAGGGGATTCCATCAGGTGAAATCCCATCGTCTGCATATCTCGAACCTCTCCGTCAGCTACTTGGTAGCGGAGGCGGCAATCCCTTGTGGCTTCCATTTCTTGCGCTTGATTCGTATGTTGCCTTTGAATACCGGGACGCGGTGTCCCCACTGGTAAACGGTTACGGGCTTTACGGACTTGTTGTTGATCCTCACCGGGGAGTCGTCGAAGATGTCGAGGATCAGTATTGCGTTCGGTGCTACCTCGAATTTAAGGTTGCTCCCGTATGCAACATAGGCATGCACCACGGCCCACTCCTTAACCCGAACCGTCCCTTCGCAAAGCCAAAAAACATCGACTCCTTGAACGGCTTCGGTATCTACCGTCTGCTGGACGAAGATACCAGCCGCATTCAAGTCTTTCTTATCCCAGCACGCGCGAATCAACTCAACCGAAGGAAACCCGGAAAAAGTGCACTCCTGAATCATAGTTTTGAAGTGATCGAAGAGCGCAGGGGTATCTTCCGTGAGCATCTGCTTGAAATGATCCTCACATATCCCGGCCGCATGAGCCTCCCGCGTCAGTGCTTTGATGATGTCCATAACCGCTCCAAATATACGCAAAAAAAAAGCATAAACCAAATCACGGGTAGCTCGGGTGTAAAAAAGCTACCGGGGTTAGACGTGGTGCTCAACGAAAGCACTGGTGTCATCACCTACACATCTACCGAATTAGTGCCGTTATCGGCAGGTACCACATTATTGCTTTGTTTCGAATTGGCCGATGCCGATGCTCGGTTTAGTCCGGGCGGAAATGTGGTTGTGTATTATGATTTGCCTCCGGCGAACAATTTATGGGGAGCGATTGCAGGATTCTTCGATAACGCAACCAGTTCTAATGGGTTCATCAACGCCCGGCGCCGTGGAGCAGGAATCATTGATTTTCAATGTTCGAGCGAATTAGTAGACGGGTATCCATCCCTCCAAGTGTACCTCAAGCATATCCTTATACTTGGATAGCAAAGCAAAGCCCCTCGTTTTGAGGGGCTTTCATTTACAGCGCCTTGGATAGCCTATATATGCCTACGACATGGAATGCTTCTATGATAGTATCCACCTCTCCGGTAGCCTCCATCGAAAGTATCGTTCCCGACGCCGACAGCATTAAGTTGAAGCCGGATATGCGGGATACACCTCCGGTGGCCGACGAGTAATCGAATGCCTCCACTGTAACATCGTATGTGCCAGATGTGGCGGTCCAAATGATACTGCGACCTGCTTTGGGGCCTACCATAGTGTGATCGCTGGATATAAAATCGTATACAATCATCAGCAAGTCGCCGTCGTGCACTTCACCACCCAAGTTGAATGTTTCCGGCGCGGCGTTAGCCAAGGCTATGTCGCCTACGAATAGTCGTTCTGTTCCACCCGAGCTACCCGTGATTTGGTTTATGCTTTTTTTTTGCGTATATTTGGAGCGGTTATGGACATCATCAAAGCAC